ACAATACTAAATCCAGCAGTAGTGTTAGCAGATACAGTTGAGGTTATGCTTCCATCTGTGTTTGATGCAGTTCCATTAGCACCTAACCAATTCCATGATACATAAGTTTTTGAACCATTATTAACACCATTATCTGAACCTACTGTAAAACCATCAGAACCAAAAGTTGTTAAACTATTTGCATTTGAATATTCAGCATCTGAAAGATTTGAATATAAATCTTTTCCAGTTCCTCTAACAGCATCTTGTAAATGATGACCATAAGCATGATCTCTAGCTTTTATCCAAACCCAATCTGGTTGAAACCCTACTCCTGTAATTGCATTTGTAGAACCAGTACCACTATAAAGTTTAGTATTAAAATAATCTGATGGTTTATCTATTGTTGTGTAAGCCATAATCTATCCGTATTCTGCTAAATTTTTTGTGTTTAAACTGTAATATCCACTAGGTACTGCATATTCAAAGTTTCCATAGCCATTACCATCACTATTTCCAGATGAGATTGAGTGAACAGGGTTTCCAAAATTGAAATTTGCCACTTCATTACTATTACCCATACCCACACCAAAAAAAAACTCTCCACTTAATCCTGTAAATGCAGAATTTGTCGTTGTTCCATTTTCTATTTCAGTTTGAGTTGCTGAATTTTGCCATGTTCCATTTTTACTAAACCAAATTGCACCATTATCTAAATCTAATGCTATTCCAATTATATCTCCATTAGCATAACTATTTCCATAAGCTGATTGTGAACCATTGTTCCATCTAGTTGCATTTTGATGATAACTAAATCCAACAGCACCTAAATAAGTATTGAGGTTAATATTTCCCAAAGCAATACCCACATGACTATTTGAGCCACTTACCCATTTATATTCTGCATACCATTTACCTTGTGAAACTCCTATTGTACTTAAAACAGTTGAGAAACTTCCAGATGGTGCTGTATAAGTATTATTCCCATCTGATAAAGTTACTCCACTACCTTTATGTAAGGTATTTAATGTTGCATAGTTATTAGTACAAGTATCAGTAGTTTGGTCTATGCTAGTTAAATTATTTACAGTAAAGTTATTTCCATTACCAGATACATCTGCACCTAGACTACCAGAGTTTTCAAAGTCTAAATAGAATCCATTTGTGCCAAAGGTTAAACCAGATACATCTATTGGTTTCCAAATGTTTGTATCTTCGTCAAATTCTCCAAATGATGTTGGGGTAAGTGCTTGTCCATCAACTAAAACTGTTTCTGCCATGTAGCCATCAAAACTTGTTTCTGAACTTATTGCACTTTTACCTACATTATTTTTTAATGTTGAATTAAAAGGTGTGTCATCATTTTGATTGAATAATGCTGAGCCAAAAGTATTTGCTGAACCACCATTTATATAAACTTTAACTCTATCAGTAGCAGTTGATTGTGTTGTGTCTATTGCAATAACAATGTGATACCAAGCACTCGGGTCTCTTAATACTTGTGTTAAAGCATTACTGCTTCCATATCTATCTTGATATAATATATCATTATAAATATAAAAAGAGTATCTTCTATCATTTCCACTTGTATCTGTTCCAGCAGAAAAAAGATGACTTACATGAGAACCTAATTTTGATCTTTTTATCCATGTACTAAAAGTTAATGTTTTTCTATTACCAGCACCACTTGGTGTTCTTGTTAATTCTGGTGTATCTCCACTATTAAACCTTAATGAGTTAGCAACTTCATAACCACCAGAAATAGTGTTAGCTGGTATAATAATCATTAAATCTCCAATGTTGGAAATTCTACTAATGGTCTTGTGATAGAACCATCTTCTTGCTCTGTGTATTCGTATAATGCTTTTAGTTCATCAACATTAGAACAGTTATTAATAGCAGTTTCCATTTCATTAGACTTAGATCGAACATCTGCTCTAAAGGATAAGATATTTGCTGGTACATCATAATCAGCTACCTCTGTTGATTTTGTAATATACCAATCTGTTGGTGCAAGTAATCCACTTGCTTGTTGTTTAACAATTTTTTTCTTTTCAGTTTTTAAACCATAATTAATAACTTGGTTGCCATCATCATCTAAAATATTATTACCATCTTCATCTACTGCGTTTTCATCTTCTAATCTTTTAGCAGTTGCAGTTCCCCAAGATTTAGTAACTTGACTATCTGCAAAATTATATTGTTCGTTTGTGTTATTGTAATATGCTGGGTCTTTGTAATTAGTTGAATCAGTTATAACTTCATATAATCCTATTGCTTCTTTTTCAGCTTGTGACCAAAGTTCAAATATTTTAGCTGGGTATCTTACATCTCCAACTACAATAGATTTTGGATTGTTAATGTATTGTGTAATATTATTATCTTCTACTATTGCGTACATATTTTAACTTTCACTCATGTTTAATGTTCTACCAACTTCTTGCCATACAGCACCATTGTATCTGAATACTAATATATCAGTTTTACCATCTGTTGAAGTAAATGTTGGTGCAGTTGATCCTGCAAATTCAAATACAGTATTAAAAGCAATAGTGTGTGAACCATTGTAATTAATTTCTAAAACAATAAACGCACCTTCAACATTATTAGTTGGTGCAGAAAAAGTTGTGTTTTCTGTTGTAACATGAACTGCGTTTGGTTTTGCAGAAGAATCCCAAGCTACAGCATTTGATGATGAGGTAAGTGAGGATTGTGCAACATTAGCTGCTACAGCAAAAGAAGAAATCCCAGCAACACCGAGAGTACCAGTTAAACTAACATTTCTTATTCCAGTATAATCTTTATTACCATCAAGAACAACAGCTTTACTAGCTATTGCTGTTCCAGTTCCTGTTCCACCTAAATCTAAAGCGTTTACTTCTCCAACAACTACAGTTGCTCCATCTAAAATGTTTAATTCTGTTGCAGTAGAAGTTACTGCTACATCTTCATTTATTTTAGGAGCATTTAAAGTTTTGTTTGTAAGTGTTTGCGTACCAGTTAATGTTACAACACCAGTAGAACTAATTGCAGCGTCTTGCCAAGCTGAACCAGAGTAAACACGAAGAATATCATTGGTAGTATTGAAATAAAGCATACCTGCAGCTAGAGCATCACCATCATTATCTGTTGATGGATCAGAAGATTTAGAACCTAAGTAAATATCATCAAAAGCATCAGCGGAAGCGGCAGCTTCTGTAGCTGAAGTTGCAGCAGCAGTAGCAGAGGAAGCAGCGGCAGTAGCAGAGTTTCCAGAAGTTGTGGCAGAGTTAGCTGAAGCAGTTGCTGAGTTAGCACTAGCTGTTGCGGATGATGCAGCGGCAGTAGCACTAGAAGCGGCAGCGGTTGCACTTGTTGCTGCACTAACTGCGTCTACCAAAAGTTCAAAGTGATCTGTGTCTGTTAATGAATCTCCAACAACAGCGTCTGCTATACAAATGTAAACATTATTAAGTTGAGCTGAAGTAGTTGATTTAATTATATCTCTAACATTATATGCTTCTGTAGTTACTGTTGCGTCTGTACCTTTGTATGTACCTAATTCTTGTGTTACTGAAATTTCTCCTGCACTATCAAATGCTAAAATTTTATTGGCTCTATCTGTTGCACCTACAGTAAACTCTGTAGATGTCATTGTGTTTGTTCTTGATAATTTTATTGATCTATTAAGTTCTTCTTGAACTTGTTGAGTTGTCATGGTTGCACGATCCAAACCCTCTTCGTGAGATTCCGCAGGGAATGGATCATTAGCAATATAATCTATTGCTTGAGTTTGCGGAACTTCTCTAATTATTACAACTGTTTCACCAGACGCTGGAGTGTTACCAGTAGTGAAAGTTATTGAACCTCCACTAGCATCACCTGCACCAGCTACTGTGTAGTGTGTAGTTAAAGTCTTAACAGTTTCTGTACCTGCTGCTGATCTAATAATTACGATTAAGTCTGAGTCTGCAAATATTTTATACCCATATGCAAATTGGGTTGTACTCCCATTACCAGAGTAGGAATTTTTTACTGTAGTTGAAGATACTGTCATATTACTATTCCTATATACTATTTTCCATATTGTTCAACAATCATATTATTTATATTTTTTATTATTAAAAGATTTTGAAAAGCAACTATAGATAATGCTTTACTTATATCTCTTTTTGATGGTTCAAAAGTAGGATCGTAAGCCATTCTTGATCCAGTTCTAAAACTATTTATTACATTATTTACCAAATCTACAGTAGGAATACCATCAATAAGACTAGATGACAAACTTGTATTTCGACCATAACCATAAAGATCATCTTCTGAAAATAAACTATAAGCACTTGCTGTTACTGCTGGTATTAATGTAGACCAAGAAGAATTTAAAAAACCTATTTTTGCTAGATTTCCATTAGATAATCTTTCTCTTAAAAATTTATCTCTATCACCTCTACCAAAAGAATTAATATAAGTCTTTGTAGCATAAAAAGTTGAAGCTGATATTGATGAAGCTATAAATCTACTATATGTAGTAAAATCTTTTCCTCTAGTTTCAGCTAAAGTATATGCTCCATTCATTAATTGTTTTTCATAAGCACCTAAAGAAAATTGTCTAAATTGAGTTAACATTCTGCCAAAATCTGTAGTAAACCATTTAGCCATCATACCAACATCATTTCTTTGAACTACTCTATCTATCCATCTTGATAAACCTATTACATAATTAGCTCTAGCTTCAGGATTCCAATCATCTAAATTCATTTGTTCTAAATTACCATCTTTATATTTTGAATTTTTATTAATTTCTTTAGCTATTCTATTAAATTCATTTTTAGTCCAACCTAATTGTCTATATCTAATTTGATCTCCTCTATCTAACAAATCATATAATTTTGTTGTTTTATGTTTTTTAGCAAGAAATGTAATATTGTCTGCAATTTTAAAAGTTAATGCTTTTGCTCCCCATACTTGAGAAAGCATAGTCATTGGATTTAATAAAGATAAATCAGCAACAACTCTTTTTAATTTATTAGCTTTAAGTTCTGCCACATCACCAATAGAACCAGTTTGACCCATAGGTAAATCCATATCATTATCTATTCTTCCAGCAGGTGTGTGCATCCATTTATCTAAACCAATAGGAGCACCATTAGATTGTAATTCTTTTAAAAGAGGATCTTTAAAATCATATTTACCTGATTGTAATCTTGATACAATATCACCAAAATCTGGCATGGCTTTCATTGATGTAACTAATCCTGCTTCTGCAATTGTTTGACCTAATTCAGCACCTTGAGCAAAACCAACCTGACCAAATAATCTTAAAAAGTTATAATCCCCCATTAATCTTACTACTCTTCTAAATTTTAATGATTTTTGATCAAGTTTTTCTAAAGGATTAGCTCTACCTAATATTCCAGAAGTCATTACCTTCATTGCAAGAATGTGTTCTTCAAAATCTGCATATGTCCTACTGTCTTTTGCTCTTTTTTCAACACCTTTAAAAAAATTATCAAGTTCTTTATTATTATTAAAATTACCGAATCTGGCTAAAGCTGCTTGACCTAATACTTGATTATTGTATCTTTCAAGAACTGTACTAGCATTTCTATCTGTTAAATCTTTTAATGAAAATGATTTTACTTCTCCAGTTTTTTCAGAAATTAAATCTATTCTAGCATTAATATCAAATGGTAATCTAGTTTTAGCATTAGGATCTTTTGTATCAGTAGTTCTTTTTTTTTTTATTTTATCTACAATTAAATCTATTTGACCTTCATCTAAATCTATATCTCTTAAAATATCTCTCATACCAGCTTCATCTGTCCCTTGAAATAAACGACCAAATCCTGAATCTTCTCCTTGAAACTTTGGTGAAGCTATTTTTGCAACTATTCTACTAATCATACGATTAAATACTTTAATTGGAAGATCAGGTTGAAATTCCTTTAAAGCATTTGCATATATTAATTCTATTTGTTTTGTTCCATATTCATCTAATCCTACATTTACTTTATGTGAGCTATGAATATGAGGAAAATAATTTTGTAATCTTCCTTCTAACATAACATTTTCCCAACCTTCTCTAGTTGTTTGACCAATAACATCTAAAGTATCATTTGTTACTTTTCTACCTAATATTGCATATTGTTTCATTTCAGGCGTAATTGCTTTTGATGTTTTAAATTGATCTGGAAATTCTATAAGATCCGCTATAATTTCACCAAATTTATTTTCTTCTTCAATAATATGTTTAAAAGCTAAATCTTTATTTGCTTTTTTCCAAGAACGATAAGCAACATCTTTATAATTATTAAATTGACCCATAATTTGTCTTTTCATATTTTCTTTAAATTCTAAAGCAGTAGCACCTTTTGAATTACCAACAACAGCATCAGGAACCATAACTTCTCTAAATCTTTGAACCAATTTATCTTCAGACTTATTTAAAGAAGATGTAATACTAAATCTTAATCCAGACCTTTTAAACAATCCTTCAATCTTACTTTCATCTGATGGAATATTATTTATATTATCATCAATTTTATAATTCATAGTATTTCTTTCTTTAGGTAAATTTAATTTTTGATCTCTTACATATTCTGGATTAAGATTTAATTTATTTTTTACTGCAAAAGCTTTGACTTCTTCTGTTTCTAAATTATTTATTAATTTTACTGCTGCTACTTGAACTTTTTTTTCTGCAATTGCAATTCTTGGATCTACTCTACTTAATCCACCAACAGGAGCACCTAATGCAAACCCTGCAAGAAAAGCATATTTTATATCATTTTCATTTTTTAAAGGATCAAGAGCAACTAATCCAGCTTCAATAGCAGCATTTTCTGAACCAACTAATGCTCCCAATTTAATACCTCTTTTAATTCTAGCAATTTTACCTCCATACAATAATGGAGCAGCATATCCACCTGTAGCGTAAGTTAAGGCAATAGCAGGTAAATCTACTACAGCTGCAATCATTCTTGAACCAATTCCAACCCATCCTTTTTTTGCTAACTGATCTTCTATTTCTAATCTTTTTATAACTTGCTTTTCAATATCATACCAATGTTCTTCGTTTCTTGCTTCCATAAAAGCATCCTGCATATAATCAGGGTACTGTTCTTGTAACTTAAATAATTCTTTACTAGGAACAAAATCCCAATCAATAGGAGGATCAATTCCTTCTCTAATTTTAGATATTGCACTCCAACCTAAATTATCTAAATCAAATGCTTTTCCTAAAGATTCAAGAGCAGTATAATCGCTTTCTAATTCACCTCGTTGTTTTTTTAAAAAATAATCTACATCTGTTGGAACAGTTTGAGGTAATTCATTTAATCCTTTTTCATCTACCATAAATTCTATATTAGGAGATTTTTGTTTTAAAGGATCTATGTTGTTTATTTTTTCTTCTGCCATAATATTAAGGTGATAAAGTTGCTTGTTCATTAAAATAATAAACTAAATCTCTTCGATCAATATATTTTTTTTGATATTTTTTAAATCTGTCATCTTCAGCTAAAGGATAAACTTTTTCTAGTAATTCTTTTTGTGTAAATACTGCTGCGTCATACGCATTCTCATCAAAATCTCCTTGAGCATTTTCAAATATTGTAACAGGCTGTCTGTTTTTTCTATTTATAATTTTAATTCCCTCAACATCACTAAATTCAGTTGGAGCAACATCTATTGCAATAATATCTTCAAGTTTGTTCTGTTCTTTATTTATTTGTCCGCTATCCCATAATTTTTGAATATAAAATTTTAAAGCTTCATCATGATAACCTGGTCTATTTGTTTTAGCTGGAACAAGATTTCCAAAAATATTTAGATAATAATTTTCATCTATAAAATTTACAGCATATTCGATTGCATCTTCTTCGCTACCACCTATTTTGTAAACAGTATTAGCCATTCTTTTAATTGTATCAGAAATAAATTCGACATTTTCTGCTTCTTTATATGAAAGATTTTGATCTACAACATTAGCAGTAGCTTTACCAATCAATACACTATCCACTCTTTTTCTTTGAACCTCTGGTAAATTAATGTCTCTTTGTATTATTCTTAAATTTTCTATTGCTTGATCCTCTGTTAATTTCATTGAATTAATTGCAAAATCCATACGATCATACATTTCAATAGCAGCTCTATCAACCCTCATAGTTCCTCTCATAAAATTTCTACCTTGTTGTGTAGAGTAAATTTTATAAAGTTTATAACCTTGTTTAAGATATTCTGTATCACCTGTTATTCCTAAATTACTATAACCAATATTTATACCCTCTTTATGAATTGGATTAGTAACATTATTTCCTATAGACATTTCGGCAAGTTGTGGTTGAGTATAAGTTGATTGACCATTTGCATTTGTTTTTTGAGATAGTCTAACCATTCCTTGTTCTAAATCTTTTACAGGAATATTCTTATCATCCATATCTTTAAATTGTCCTGTCTTAGCAAAAAAACCAATTTGGTTTTCTAAAATAGAATCTATGTTATTTTCATTTTGAACAACTTTATAACTTTCTTTAACTTCAGTTAATAATTTAAGTCTTTCTTTATTGTCTAAAAATTTAGATGAATCTATATCTTTTAATGAAGATAAAGCTTGACCATAATTTCCAATAGAAATGTTTTTTTTAACATCACCAATAAATAAATCTGATTTAATAGCATTAACAGATTCATCTAATTTTGTTTTTCCTGTTGTCCAAGTATCACTAAAATCAACTTCATTATTAATTAATTTATTTTTAATATTTTGTTTTTCTTCCTTATTAGCAAAGATATATTTACTCATTAAAATAGTTTGTAAAGAATTGTGAGTAGAAAGATTTTCTGCTTGTAAAGCATCTCTTGAATTTCTTTTAACTGTTAATAAATATTCTGGATATTCAATATCTAATTTTGTTTCTAATAATTTTTTAACTCTTTTATTAGATGTTTGAGACAGTATTTGGTTTTTAAAATTATTATAATCTGTATTAAATGTATTAATTGCATTATCTTGATTAAAATCATTTTTAACTTTTTCTTGAGTTTTTTCTACTTCATTTTGAATTTCAAAAAATTTTTTATTAGCTTCTGTTTTTTCTTCTAAGTTTCTTTGTTTAATATAATATTCATCAATAGATTGAGCAGCAGGTAGTAAGGCAGCGGCAGCTGTAGCAGTAGGAGATAATTTTAAATTAGTTTTAATACTTCCAACCTCTGCTGTTGGTCTACCTCTTGCTGTAAATGTGGGTATTTTTGGCATTATCTATTCCTTGATCTGTTAGAAGATTTAGATCTTACTCTTAAATTACTTCTACTATTGTTTCTAGGGTTTCTATCTTTATGATCTATATCTTTACCCAATATACTATTACCAAGTTTTTTTTTCATAATTCTTCTTGCACCATTTCTACTAGCTCTATTCTTTTTTTGTTTTGGTTTAGAGTGGTAGTTTTTATATTCTGATTTATAGTTTCTCATATTTATCCATAGTTAGTCATTAAACTTTGACCTGCTTGTGCATAATATCCAATTTGAGCAGATCTTGCTTCCATTCTTGCCATTTGTCCAGACATACGAGCAAAATTTGCTTCTTCTAGTTTTCTTGATTGTGCAACTTTAGAATTATAATCTATAATATCTTTTTCTATTTCTGCTTGTTCAGAATTATATCTCATAATATTTAAACCAGATCCAGATAATTCTGCACCAGATTTTAATATAGCTGTTTTTGTTTGACCTTGTAATTGTGAAAACTGTTGATCAAATCTAGCTAGATCAAATTCTTTTTGTTTTTCTATTTGACCAGCTTCTTGTTCTGCAATTACAGCATTTCTTTCTTGAACAGCTTGATTATATTTACCTGTTGCTGATGCTTGTTGTGCTGCTGCTACTGATGCTACTGCTGTTACCCATCCCATTAGAATAACCTCGCATACATATATTGGTCTGAGCCATCAAAACCCCATTTTCTCATTAGACCTTCTTTTTCTAAACCTAACCACTCTGCAAATCTTAAACCCTCAGAAAAATCTTTTCTAATTGCAGATTGAACTCTAGTAATATTATTTTCTTTTGCAACTCTAGCAAAATCTTTTTTAATTGCTTTAGCTACACCTAATGGATGTTTCCACATCTCACTTGTTGCAATCACCCAACCTTCAGCAACTTGACCCCAAACCATTTTCATTCCTGCAGCAAAGATAGGATTATCATTAACGATACCAGTAAATGCTAAATGATCTTGTACTAAGTTTTTAGCATCGCCATCAACATTAATGTAATGTCTATCTGCTTCTAATACCTTGTGGTTCATTTGACAGGATAAAATAAATTTTCCATGCTGTGCAGTATAAGGCACTATATGTAGTATGTTATCCATCATTTGTTACTAACCTTGGGTATAACGATAAAATTGTAAAAGGTAAAGGTTGAGTTTGTCTAACATAAATAAACCCATCTGTCTCGTAGTTTCCTCTAAACTCTATTTCTTTATCACCTGTAAATGGCGGTATACCTTCATCCATTAAATCAGCAGATGATCTAAAAGGTATTCTTTCCATATCATCTAAATTTGGTCCTACCTCTATACCTATTGTTTCAAACATTCTAACTGTAATATCGTATATTCTTTTAGTTTTACCTTGGGATGTACCATCTTGTGATCCAGCATCTAGTCTCATAGTTTGCAATAAAGATGTAAACGCTAAACCAACTTTAACATTTTTTGATGCACGATCTAAAGTTATTGCACCAGAGCTTACAGTTTTATTGGGGTGTGTCGCACCATCTGCAAGTACAGAAACTACTTGACCTTCAAGATGTGTTAGACCAGAAATCGTTGTTGCAGGTGAGCCACTATAACTTAACGAGCTATCTAAAAAATTAAATGTAGTATTATCTGTTTGGTCAAAATCAAGTTCGTTTAAGTATTCAACATATCTTTTAGTTGTACCATTTATTGTTCTTTTAACAATTACCCATGTTTGATATTCTTTGTCATCTGTAGGAATAACCGCTACACTATCTACTGCTGCCTTACCTTCGCTTGTTGCAGTTAATCTTGTGCTATCAAAACTTTTAATCGTTAAATATCCTGTTGCTTCATGTACTGTTTCAGTAATTGTAACTACTGCACTTGATACTGTTGCAGTAAAATTAGCATGAGCATTAATTGCAGTTTTTAAATTAGTTGCTGTAGTATTGTTATTAGTTTCAGTTTTAAATTCATTTGTTCCCGCAGTTCCTGTGGTAGAATTAAAGTCTACAGTTGTACCATCTGATTTTGTTAAAGTTAATTTAGTTCCATTTGCAATGTTTGCATAATCAGAAACTGTTAATGTTGCTATACCAAATCTTCCACCAAAGATATGTCTGTGCCAAGCAGTTACTTGTTGCTCTCTTTGATATGTTAATCCAACTAACTCTCCATCTTCTCTAGTTGCATAAATAATTTGATTGGGTTCTTGTTGATATGCAACTTGTGTTAAACCACCCTCAGTAATGTGTTCGGCAAGGATTGTCATGTCTGGAGCTATGTAACCATCAACATCAAAGTTGTAAGCTAGTTCTCTAATTTTTCTTCTAGCACGTTGTAAGAATAATGTAGCGTTACCTACAGCAATAGCATCTACATTAGCTGCACCATGGTTAGATTGTTTTTTAATTAATATGTTTGTTGGAGTGATTGCATTATCTGCACCACCTCCAGATACAGCGAACTCACCACCAGCAGTACCAATAATTAAAGTTCTAGTTGCTGTCATAAATCTAATTGCATTAACTTGGTTAGAAGCGATTGTATAAATAATTGAATCATCATCTGCAATCGTTCCACCTATATTTGCATCCATGTTTTCGTAATCACCAGACTTTGAGAAATAAACTGTTTGTGGATTATTTAATGTTGCAGCAAATACTAATCGTTGCTCAAAAAAGGTTACGCAAGAAGGATGACCTGTGGTGTCTGAGAACGCACCCAAAGACCAATCTGCTGAAGCAGTTGATGATCCTAAATCTTTTATAATAGTTATCGTAGCATTAGTCGTATCTGTTACTCCAGTTATTTTACCATAACCATCTCTAAATCTAACTAATCTTCCAACATCAGTTGATACAAATCCAGATCCATTATTAATACCTGTAACTGCACTAGCAACTAAAGCAACTCCTGTACCTACTGTATGTGAACCAGGATTTAAAGTTGTTGTTGATATGTTAGTATCTAAATATGGACCATTAGTAAAATCAACATCTGTAAGCGACCAAGATGTATGACCAGTACGAGATAACTTTTCTACTTCATGATTTGGATGACAGATGTACATAACGTCAGCACTCTGTGCAAATTTTAAATCAAATAGTTCTGCTTCTAAATATGGCGAAGATATTTCATAAGCTGAACCACCAGATAATATTTGACCATTGTCTTTATAAAATCTTATGTACTGATTGCCAAACTCCAACATATAAGTTTGTGTGGTAGAAAATTCAAAAGGTATTAATCTTGTTTTTTTTGTGCTGTCTTTTACTGCAGCTACAAAATTTGTACCTGGTCTACGAGCTGCACTACCATGTGGATACACAATTAAGTTTTCTAAGGTTGAGCAACCAGAAGAATATTTTGCTAAATCATTTCTACCATCTAATCTTGGAGATAACTCACCGCCTGTAAAGTTCGTTAATTGAACTGCAACTCTAGCCATAGGTTAGTACCTTGAGTTAATAAATGTACCTGCGTCTATAACATCTGCCATGCCTAAATCTTGTTCTATATTTTGACCTTCAGTTGAATCTACAAATCTAGCATCTCTTAATTTTTCTTGAAACAGTTGATACATATTTTGAGCTGTTTGATTATTAGAGGTAATTCCAAAAGCAATATCAGCACCTAATGCAGCAGATAAAGTTTCTCTTAATAATTCATCATATTCATTGGGATCAGTAATTCTAGCAACATATAATATTTTCATGCTAGATGTATTAGATAATATTTTTCTACCTTCTACTTTATAATTTGAATCATAATCTAATATTCTAAGTAGTCTTAAACAATCTGATGGTAGTGTGTAAGCGTAACTAAAACCCCATGCAGGAGCTGTAGTATCTGCAGCTAGTTCAATTCTTTTTTGTAAACAGTTCCAAGGATGTGATCTAAACACACCATCTCTAACTTGAGTATATCTTTGATTACAAAGTCTAGCGTTTTTTGAATCTTCTGTAAGTGAAAGTATAGTTGTTGCACCTAATTGGTTTAATGCTCCATTACAAATATCTACTGTTGATGCCATACTACTTCCTTATAATATACTTACGCCTTATCTGTCTATCTTTTTCTAAAGCAAATATTTCTGCTTCAGTTTTTTCTTCTTTAGTGTCAAAGCCATAATGATACTTAGTATCATGTTTAAACCTATCTACTAATACATATCTGTATACATAATTATCTTTTTTAAAATGTAATACAGGTTTTAAATCTTGTATCTTTTTCATGCACTCTAGGGGGTTTCGACTCTCGCTTCCACCCCCTAAAATATTTTTTACTAGTCTAAAACGTATGTCATCTGAACTGTAATAAGTCCAGTTGCATTTGCTCCAGCAGTAGTAGCTGTAATAACCAAACCTTCTGGTGCATCTACAACAGAGTTTTCACCCAATGCTGTAGTAGCAGCAACAGCAGAACCTGTAGCAGAAGCTGAACTAGCTGCTGCTTTGTATTCATCTACATCTAGTGCTACAGTAGTTCCCGCTGCATTAACGTATGCTGCATGACCTACTGACACAGTTGTACTTGAACCAAGTGCTGCATGATTTAGTCTACCACCAATTATTCTAGCACCATCTGGTAGCTTGAACATATTGATAGTTTCTTGAGCACCTGCCGCAGTAAAATCTGCGTAAGCTACTCTAACTCTACCATGTAGTTCTGTTGTGTCTAACTTAACAGAAGGTGTATCTACAGTTTTTGCGTATTGTACTGAATTACTCATATATATATCCTCCTATTATGCTTCTTGACATACTATACCAAGAACTTTTGCTTCTTCCATTCTAGTAGCACCGATTGATTGGCAGTAGTAAACTTGAGTAGCGTAAGATTTGTCTGCTCTTTCGTCTATTCTAGCTGATACGTCTTTACCAATCGCAAGAGTGATTCCATCCTGTGCGAAAGCTATGCAAGTTCTGTCATTACCAGATTTTGCAAGTCTGTTTGATACAGTAAATTTAAACCCAAGGAACGAGTCGATTTCACCCTGTACTAATGCTTTTACAGTATTGAAATCTGAACTTGTTACTTCAGTTGTTGATAAAAGATTTGTGATTTGCTCTGGTCC